CTGCTGGATTTGTGATTGTATTCTTACTGACACAGATATTTAACAAGTAGACATGCTTCTTACTAGACAAAACTTGCGCAAACTATACGCATGCTTTGTTAAGTTGCCACCATTCAATGGCTATAAAATGCCAGCACCACACAAGGTTCAGTTCGGTATCATCAATACCAATGGCGATGTGCTTGGATACTTTCATACAGATCCTACACGCATTGAAGTAGATGTATCTAATGATACCTACCTAAAGGTAAGTGAAACACTGATGCATGAGATGATCCACTGTCTATTGTATTACCACAATCACAATGACTTTGATCAGCACGATAAAAAGTTTCATAAGTATGCAAAGATGGTATGTAATATCCATGGGTTTAACCTAAAGGATTTTTAATGAAGAATATTTTTTGGCTTATAATAGTAGGAACATTACTTTATTCTATTCATCATGCAGAAGCAGTAGAAGTTATGGTGATGCAATACAATGAACAAGTGCGTATCGTATTATCCAAAGAGAAGTGCGACAAAGGTGAGGGCTTTAAAGCAGTAGCTCAACGCATAGATAAAGAAGTGATGTTAGCGTGTTGGACTCCTAAAGGAAAACTGATCCATATACAATGGGAAGGTGGGGACTTTAGTGAGTTTGATGTCAATAGATTTTACCCAGTGGAGATTTAAACATGGATCCAATTACTTTACTTGCAACACTAGGCCCACTTGCTGTTGATCTAGGCAAGTCGTTAATCAATAAGTTTATAGCGCCAGATGTATTTAAACCAGCGACTATAGAACAATACACTCAAATGAAACAACTAGACTTAGAATTCTTTAAGACTATGAATGAGGTAGGCAGTGGTAATGAAAGTTATCCATGGGTAGAAGCTACTGTAAGATTAATGAGGCCTATCATTGGGGTGCTTGTCTTAACTACATGGACTTACACTGTAGTATCTGGACACATGTCAGAAGAAGTAAATAACTTTGCATCAGCAGTTGGCTTCTATTTGTTTGGTGAACGCTCACTGTTTTATGTTAAAAAGAAATGAATCTATCACCACACTTTACACTCGAAGAATTAACAGCATCTGAGTTAGCTCATAGACAAGGGTTAGATAATCAACCCAAAGATGTTAAGGTAATGAATCATCTAAAAATTTTAGCCAAGAATTTGGAGGATGTCCGTGAATGCTTGGGAAGCCCTATTCATATTAACAGTGCTTATCGTTCTCTTGTGGTTAATTCTTTACTTGGAAGCAAGCCGACAAGCGCTCACGTCAAAGGACTGGCGGCAGACTTTGTCTGTCCAGGTTTTGGAACACCTAAAGAAGTTGTTAAAAGGTTATCGTCTAGCAACGTGGCTTACGATCAACTTATATTGGAGTTCGATCGCTGGGTTCATATCGGCTTTGCAGAAGAAGGTTACATCCCTCGTAAACAAGTTTTAATCATTGATAAACAAGGCACTAGACAGTTCAAGTAATCTATGATATCTTGACGATACCTAACTACACGGGATCGTTATGACTACCAAATCTTATAAGTCAGTATTAGTTATATCAGACCTTCATATTCCTTACCATCATCCAGATGCATTCAACTTTCTTAAAGCGCTCAAGACGAAATACAAACCCGATCTTGTTATCAACATTGGTGATGAGCTTGATATGCATGCTATGTCTATGCATGATTCTGATCCTGATCTATTTAGCGCTGGACATGAGCTGGCAGCGTCTATTGCATATGTTCAAACACTAGAAAAAATATTTCCTAAGATGCAGATTGTGCATAGCAATCATTCATCAATGCTTTATCGTAGAGCATTAAAGCATGGCGTTCCAAAAGGTTATCTTAAACATTACAATGATTTCTTAGGCATTGGCACAGGATGGCAATGGGAAGAAGATATTACAATTACATTATCTGATGGATCACGTTGTTTCTTTACACATGGATTATCTGCTGATGTATTAAAAGTAGCTATGCAATACGGAATGAATACTGTGCAAGGTCACTATCATACTAAGTTTAGCATTGGTTATTATTCAAACCCTGATGCCCTAGTGTGGGGTATGCAAGTAGGTTCACTTATCAATCAGAAGTCTATGGCATTTAATTATGCTAAGAACTTTAAGACTCGATTCATTGTTGGATGTGGAATGATCATAGACGGACAACCTAAACTAATGCCAATGGTACTTAACACAAATGGTAAATGGAATGGTAAAATTGTTTAGTGGAAAACCCTACCTCAGAACAACTAGATATCCTAGACAAACTTATTGGTCGTAAGATTTGGGATATCGAGATCATAGAAGAGCAACCTCTCGCAATCATTAGAATTTTTTTCACTGAAAACGAGGATGATTATATAGAGATCAATGCAGAATATATGCAGATGCTCTATATTTCACCACCCCCTAGGAAATTACACTAAAACTAGGTAGGCTAAGGTATCACCTACCTAGAGATCGTGCGTTATAGAGCGATTGTGTGGGTTCTGTATAGCAATCAATGACTTACAACTGACTTATACGCTTACCTATCCATCTCATCACAGGAACTGCCATTGAATTACCCAATGCTTTATATCGAGTCGTGTCACTTGATGTTGGAGTATGTGTATAGTTATCCGGAAACCCTTGTAACCTTTCACATTCCATTGGAGTTAGTCTACGCACACGCATTCCATGCATTAGTTTAGGACCACTTGTATTTGAACCACCACAAGCTTCGGTTAATGTTGCAGAAACATCTCCATCAATAGATTGATTGTATACATCAATAGCAACTCCAGGTGTTTGGCATGTAGTTAAAGTTCCAGACAATTCTCTTTCCAATTTCATTTCATCTGGTCTAGCATTAACATGGAATCCATGAGCAACTGCTACCTGGTTATCACCCATTTCTGCTCTTAATGTAGGAGATAGTTCTTTTGAAAACCTAGATGGATTACCTTCACGCTTTGCAATACCAGGTTCAAATCCATAAGCAACTCCATGTACACCACTTGCATTGAGTGTATACATAACTTCTTCTGAGTAACGATTACCATTGCCACCATTATGAGCTTGTCTACCTATAATGTTTTCTGCAATAGCATAAGTCTTAGGTTCTAATACTAGAGGTTTAATATCTAAATCTGCACCGCCTGTTCCATAACTAGCAGTCAATGTTTTAGATACATCCTTGAGATCAATAGCACTAACACCTCGATCAATAATTATTTTAGTATGATCGTAGTTATCAATGCCTTTATGATCTCTTGCAAGTAATGATCCTACAATGACTGCGTTACCTTCTGATCTTGCTGGATTGTAACTGCCGTAGCTTGAAGGGCTTGCCTTAATGCAGTTGGCAATTTCTTTTCCCTCTTGTCTGCTCGGTGTAATATCCCTAGACAGGCTTTCGGACTCAAATAATACTTTGGCAGCACTTCTCCAGTCTCCAAGACATCCGACAACGAACACACGTCTGCGTCTTTGTGGCACTCCGAAGTATTGAGCGTCAAAAACTCTGTAGGCGAACCCATACCCGAGTTCAGCCATCCCTTTAAGGAGACAGGCAAAGTCCTCTCCTCCGTTGCTAGAGAGAACACCTGGGACATTTTCCCATAGTAACCATTTTGGCTTAAACTTTTCTGCAATTCCAAGATAGGTGAGCATGAGGTTTCCTCTTGGATCTTCAAGACCCTTTCTAAGTCCAGCGACTGAGAAGGATTGACAGGGTGTTCCTCCGACCAAAAGTCCGATTGATTCATTTAGATTCCATTCTTTATAGTTAGTCATGTCTCCGTAGTTGGTTACATGAGGGTAGTGATGTTGTAATAATTGACTTGGAAATTTCTCAATCTCTGAGAATCCAACTGGTTTAAATCCTAAATCGTGCCATGCTACTGTTGCGGCTTCAATGCCTGAACATACTGACAGATAGTTCATAGTTACTCCGAGTAATGATCACTGATTCCATGATCGTGTTTAAAATTATGGATGATATCCTCATCCTCTAATGGTTCTTCATACAATCTTTTCAGTCCTTTTAAAGGCTTCTTAATTTTTTTAGGTTCAATTTCTAAATCATCATCATCCATAATAATCTCCTAATAGAAAACATGGTTATTAATAACAGTTTTTGGTTTCATATTCCATCGATTGCCTAATGAAACATTATGAAAATGAGTAGCTCCACGACTTGGATCTTTTAATTGATTACCCATAATCTTTTTGGACAATATCACATAAGGCTGTAATTGTGAATAGGTAGGTACTGCTAATTTCTTTTGAGTCCATTCAAATTGATATGGTCTATAAGTCTCACGACATACATTCTTAGGATCAAAATCTGATCTTCGATAAAGCACATATCCTACCGCCACTTGTCCAGCTAATGGCTCACCTCTTGCTTCGTTAAAGATTGTCATGCTCATGCACATTAAAGCTGCTACGTCTAACATAATATCTCCTTTACTTACTAGTCTTTAATACTTTTCTTGATTCAATCTATTTCACAACAGTAGATAATTCATACATGAAAGGAGGATCAATCATGTGGACAAAACCTACTGCTAGTGAAATGAGATTTGGCTTTGAAATTACTATGTATGTAATGAATAAATAAGCCAAGCGTACACAGATAAGGCAATGCCTACGGAGACCTTTGTTGCTCTCCATGCTCGTTGCCTTTTCTCTTTTGGAGACATGAGGGTTACATCATACTCATATCCATTGATTTCTTTAAATGAGCGTGGGAAACGCCATTCAAAAGCATTGAAATTAGTTTTGTATTGTTTCATTTGATTGTCCTTTAGTTTTATTGATTCTAGTGGCTTGTCTGCCTATGTATAGAACCTTCTTATCTACTGGTAAGCGATCTAATGTAGGTAAATTTACATCAATTAGTGCTTTGAGTTTTGCTACTTTATCCTCTGTTGGAAGGCTAGAATTAACTAGCTGTTCAGACATTGCATCAAAATTCTTCTCCCATGTCAATAGATCAGGACAACTAATTGAATCTTTACCTGGAATAAAGAACGATAAAGCATTAGTTTGTGGCTTTTTTGCAACACTGCCAGACCTTTCTGTAGCTAGATTGCCATCATCATCTTCCGGAGCTATGCCACAAGTAGCCATAAGGCTATATCTACGAGCATAAGTCAATGCACTACCATATCCTTGAGGATCTTGTTTAGGTGCTGGTACATGCAAGATACCACCAGTTAAAGTCTCACCTGATTCATGCAATAGGATAGTTTCAATCTTAATACCATTCTCACAGTCATGTGTTTGTTGTATTAAGGCTATACCATTGTTGTTGAGTGCATCTAATACAGCTTCAATACATCCATCTAAAGACACATACTTAGATCTAAAGTGTGGATTCGTTGATGTCTTGAGTGCTGGTGCAAATTCTTTCTGTGCCTTAACAAAGGCTGTTGCTATAGTTTTCATACTTTTCTCCTGTTGTTGTAATTCATTCATAACTTCTGCTTCAAAACGATCTTGATCGTTCATATGCGATCCTTAATGGATAGTTTAGATTGTCTAATAACATAAGCTTCTTTGGCTGGCACAGTTTTTGCTGGTTGTGCTTTATACTGACGCATAGGCCAAGATATTTTGTAACGACCCGCATTACAAACTTCTGCATCACGCATTTGCTCCATGATGTTAATTTGTAAACGATCAATCTGTGCTTCTAACTCCGAGATTTGCTCACGAATTGTGATGATCTTCTCAGCTTGGATTTCAACTTCGGGTAACTCAATCGTACTCTTTTCCGCACGATCAAAGACACGACTCGCTTCAAAAGAATCATTAAGTGGATACCATTCAATCTCTTGATTGGTTTTGTACTTATCCAAACGCTCTTGAAAATCCTCTACCGCATTATGAATCATATTGACATGATCTTCATTAATGGGGTATAGGAAGATGCGTAGTGTTGTGCCTTTGTATAATACACAAAGCGCACCCCAGGATGCTTTCATAATATTCATTTGTCCCTGGAGTTGTATAACTCCACGATATGGAGCTGGTTCAGTCTCGACTTCTTGAGCAGTAAGTTTAGCTTCTAAGATTCCGTACCCATCAAGTTTGATTGAGTCTTGACCCATGACATAAATGCCTTTGTCAATGTCAGTGTAGATTGTTGTATCATTGCCAGATGCAGTGCCATCAAGGCTTGTAGCCAATGGTATGTCAGGATGAAAGTAAGGTTTATCGTGTGCTAACTGATCTATGTCTACGCCTAATCGTTTGCAAGCTTCTGCAAGGATAAGTTTTTCTGTGAGGTTTCCCCATAACATAGGCTCTTGTTCTACAAACTCATTTACTTCACCATTGATAGCGTTAATTGAATACTTCAATTCATCATTCGGTGTCCTAAACTTACTGAAACCTAATAATGCTGGAAGCCTTGAGCATGACATCATGTCATCAGGTGTTAATTTTCCAAGTGCTTTATCTTGCATTGTATTCACTCACTTTCTGTTTATAATTTTTTAAATAATACGATACATTAGGAGCAGTCCAGGTATGACCTAAGAATGTTTTGACACCTAATTCATTAAGTTTCTTTGCGATGTTACGACAAGATGGTTTACCACAATTAGAAATCGCAAGATCCACCATGGGTTTAATGCTCATGGCAAATTCAATCTTAATATCTGCGGATGCAAAACCACCTCTAATAGAAGCTTGCAACAGTGCTTCTCTTGGCGCACCAAGTTTAATGCCTCTTGCTTTCGCAGCCATTAACGCATTGCGCGTATTGATTGAGATTTGTCGCCTTGTTTCTTCATTTAATACCGCTCGAATATGAAGTTCAAAAATACTAGCGTTGGGGGTTTCTGCGATGGTAAGTGGGACTTTCTTTTCTAAAAGTGAACTCATCAAAGCAACAGAACGAGTTAATCTGCATTGCTTGGCAACAAGTAAACGACAGTCATTTTCAAGTTCTAATAATGCCAACGCCTTGAGCAGTTCCTCTCGGTCATTGTGAGAACCGCTCTCAATGTCAGTAAATTCTGCAATGATTTCTGCGTTGATGCTCCGAGCATATGCATAACAGATTGTTTTTTGTGCTTCTAATCCGAGTCCGCTTTGTCCTTGTTTCTCTGTTGAAACTCTGTAATAACAAATAAATTGAGACATTAAAAGACCTCCACGCCATTGATAGCACTTTGAATCCCAAGAGCAAGTGACAAAAGTTCGTCCTCTGCTAAGATAAAATAAGTCTGTGCTTGGTGTATGTTGTAGCGATCAATGCCACGAAGTTCTGCATCCTTTTCGTTTGGATGCTCTCCAAGATAAAGACAAGCGTCTTTAGTTAATGCGTAATAGTGTTTAAAGTCCATTTTGTGACTCCCCATTAATAAAGGTTTTGGCTTGCCTAATAGATTGGAAACCCTCACCCCATAAATCATAGGGGTTTTCTTCCTCGTCTAATTTCCAAACTAAATAATGCGTTCCTCCATTGCTTTTATAATCCAAAGTAATGAGAAAGTTTTTGTATTGTTCTTGTGTCATTTTGTGTGCCTTTCATAGCTTAAAAAGTGAATAAAAAGAGAATCCATACATACATGGAAAACAACCCAAGAAATGCATAGAGTACTAACTGAAAAAAACTAGGTTCATTTTGCATTTTAATGCTCCTTAAATGATTTAAAAATGATTACCAATGGCAATCCCTAAGCACCCTTTAAAAGATGCTTAGAATTGGCACTTTCTAGCTAGGATCAGAAGAAAAAATTACCCCTTGCACATCCTCAATTTGCTTAATGATTTTAAAATAGTCTTGTGTTGATATTTCTTGAGGTAAACAAAGAGTTGCACCTTTTTCTAATTCTTGCACTATTTCCAAAATTTCCTTTTTAGATAGTTTCATGTTATTTAATCCTTTTCATGGTGAAATTATCAAAGGTAAATTCCTCGTGTTCTTGCCATTCAAAATTAACTAAAGACATTGAATCAATCCATTCAAGAACGCTAACCGCTAGGGTGTTGCCCTCAAGATCTTGCTTTTCTTCATCCTCATCAAAAAGGTTTGTGTGTTTGTATTGCTCAAAAAGACTTTCCTTGGTGTGAACTTGTATGATCTCGCCATCATTCCAACGACAAAGAAAGAGCGGTGCAGTGGGATCAAAGTTATGATTTAAGAACTCAGAACAACACATGCGAGCAAGTGAATAAGCTTGTTGAGCGTTCATTTTGCCCTCATCATGTTGAAAATGAATGTCGTTAATTGACTCGAAAAGGTCTGTCAATGAATAAACTTGTTGAGTTGTTGCCATGGTAATTCTCCTTTAATGGATTGATTATAACCAACGATGATTTAATTTAATTCCGAGAGTTCTACCTAATACATCTACAAGGTGAAATCCCATATCCATGCCACACCCACCAACACCAACCGCATGGGTTTTCTCTTTGTAAGAGTATCCAAGAGCTTTTGCAACGCTCCAGGTGAGATAGATTGGTTCATTATTAGCAATAATGAATGGTTGAATGTGTCTGTACATACCGCTAGAAGATACATGCTTTAATACTGTGTAGACTGTTTCACCATTGCCTAAGTATTCTTTTAACTTTGCGATTGCTTCTTGTGTTTCTGTTTTCTTGCTCATGTTAATGCTCCTTTTATGGATTGATTAAAGTGTACTACAAGACGAATTGTGGAGATATCTTTTGAAGTTGTCAATAGCTAAATGCAAATAAATTTGTTAAAATGCTTAAATGCTTGATTCTCAATACAAAATACCAAAAGCAATAGAACTCAAAACGACTAAAAACGAGGATTTAAGGAAGTTCTGCGTTATGCCTTTAAGGGCATTTTTGAACCCTAAGATCTCACCTTATGCATTAAGAGTTCTTGGAGTATTGGCAAGTTATTGCAATCGTGGCGGTTTTTCCTTTGTTTCAATGAAAACCATTGCAAAGGATTTAGGCTGCACACACCAAAACATCCACAAACATCTAAAGAATTTGGAAAAGTTTGGGATCATAGAAACCTATTCAAACTACTTCCCAAAGTTAAAAGGCAATACCAGGAGGATCATTTTTGACGAAACAATTAAGAGGGAAGATCTCAAAGAACATGATTTGCATAATGTAGATATAACAGAAATTCTAAAGACTAATAAACTATTGAATGAAGTCAATGAGAATGATTCTCAGTTGCATTTAGTTGAACAATCAGAGAACACAGAAATAGATGAGTTAACTAGTTTATTTTCTACTATAACAAAAGAAAGCGATCTCATTCTAGCAGAACGCTTACTATCTCAAGGCTTAACACCTGGAGAAGTCAGAACACGCATGGATAAAGGCTCTCAGAGCATCCCTCAAGAAGGCTAAAGGTTCGTTTAGCATCCTTAAAAAGTAAACGCCTTCAATGACATCCCTTATTAATCAAGGGACTCAAGGCTTATTGATTCACCATGTAACACACTTACGAATTACAAAGGCGGTATGTTCCCCCCACTACCCTCACTCATACCGAGGGGTATCCCACACAAATTTTTCCTACTAATTAGAGATTCATAACAACAGATATCGTTTTAAGAGGGTATGCCTTAGCAGAAGCAGACCTTACCTACTGACTGTCTTTATAATAATATAGATTAAATACAAACCAAACAGAGTGTAATCTAAGAGCTTATAGGTAATATAGATGACCATGATAGAGTTCGTGCCGATAATAGACCTAACCCGATAATAAACAGTATTGTTTAAATTATCTTACTAACCATTTCTGGTTGTAGCTTCTCGTTTATCTAGTTTAGATGTAATGCACTACTTCACATCCCCAGTGGTCTGATCCCCGATACTGTTACTTGATCTCATCCGAGAGCAACACTTTAAGGAGAATCCACCGATTAAACACGTTTATCCCTATCTGTCAGCTACTACATTTAGGAGGGCTGGGTAATGGCCCCGTATGAGTAATATAAGCGATAAATATTTTTAAGTCAAGTGAAGGATAGTATTGACTTAGATATCTGTCTGATATATATTAAGCATATGAGCAAGGGATCAACACCAAGACCATTTACTGACAAAGACATCTTTGATGAGAACTTTGATCGTATCTTCCGTACCGAACAAAAAGCATTTAAAGCATTAGAGAAATCTATAAATAAGCATGGTAAGGATTATGCAAAGTTAGCAGAGTACGAATTACACCCTTCTACTGGTGAAATAGAAAAAAAGTATAAAGATGGATGTTAAGAAGTGGATGCAAGACATGGCCAAAGAGTTTGGCAAGTATGAATACAAAGTTAAGTATCAAGCAGAAGCGGGTTATGTAGAGTTAAAGTCACCAGGATGGCAAGATGATCCACCAGGATTAAAAGCGTATAAAGCGATTGATTGTATACTGCCAGAATTTCTAAGACCTAAAAAGCAAGTCGTTCAAAAAGATATCAAAAAGAAAGTTGTCAAGCAATTAACCAAATATAAGGAGATAGAATGAGTACTGAATTAAAACCATTCCTAGTTAGATTGACACCATCAAGTGTTGAACTATTAGATAAAGCATCTAAAGAACAAGAAAAACCAAAGGCAAGTATTATCAATGATGCAATTAAATCCTATCTTTCTAAAGATGGTGATCTTAATTCAAGATTGAATAAAATACTTTAATGATAGTAGAGCTTCCATATCCACCATCGGTTAATACATATTGGAGAGCAAATGGCAAAAGAAGATTTATATCAAAAGAAGGCGTATTATTCAAGACTGCGGTACAAGCCATCTGCCTTAGAGACAAAGTGGGATCTTTTGGCGATGCTCGCCTTTGCGTTAATATTTACATTCATCCTCGTAGCCGGAGAATATTTGATCTCGATAATTGCTTAAAAGCTATTTTAGATGCATTGATGGCAGCTAATGTGTATGATGACGATTCACAAATAGATATGTTATCTATTGCAAGAAGCACACCAAGAAAAGGTGGTGCAGCAGTAGTAACGATAAGTGAATATGGAACTGAAAGATAAGTTTATAGATGCAGATCCTAGTCCACTTGGTCCTAGATTCTGTTCAACATGCTACCAATACAAGAATAGTCATGGTGGTAAATGGAAGATTGCAGCACATGGTAAGAATCGTAGATGGATTTGCGATGAATGTATGACAAGAAAAGTAAGACCCACGCCAATTAAATAAAGGAGAAAGCTATGGCAGAACAAAAACCACGTAAACCAGGTACTGGAGTTGCATTTATTAACCAAAATAAAAAAGAAGATTGGCATGCAGACTACACTGGAGAATTTGCAGACCATGATGGCACAATTTATTACTTGAATGTATCTAAAAAACTTAGTGGTCATTCTGGTATTGAATACATTGCTGTATCTTTAGGCAAACCAAAAGTACCAAAAGGCACTCCATCTAATGCAGTACAACCTACATTTGATGATTTACCTGACGACTTACTATTTTAATGGATGAAGTCAAAAAGAAAAATCCAATCCCTTCTCTTGCTGGCTATGGTGGTGTCCGTAGCCTTCAAAAGAAGCTTGAGCGTTCAACTACGCTTCAACAGAATCGTGAAGCTGTTAGCTATTCTCTTTTATGTTTGGCGAATACAAAGCTTACTGATATTATGGAATGGGACGAGCAAGGCAATATTAAAGTTAAACCGAGTAAGGATATACCAGACCATGCTTTACAAGCCATTAAGTCCATTAAGTCTAATACTAAGACAGATAAAGAGGGCAATAGCTATACGACTCTTGACATAGAGTTATGGGATAAGGTAGGTGTACTGCGTTTACTTGCAAAAGCATCTGGCTTACTAGATAATCCAGAAGAATCTGACAAGCCAAGCGTCTTAGGTATTAACATACGCGCTCCGGAGATTATAGATAATGAAGAACCCAAAGAATCAGAATAGTTTTCAAGTTGGCGGTGACCATTACGCCAAAATGGAGATACAACCATGGCAAGCAATGGAAGCATGGCTTACACCTGAGGAATATCGTGGTTATCATAAGGGTGTAGTGATTGCGTATTTAGCTCGTGAGCTAAGTAAGGGTAAAGATTTAGATATAGAAAAATCAGCACATCACTTAAACAAGTTAGTTGATTATTTAAAGGAGAAAAAATGAGTCAGTCAAATCATTTAGAAGATCGGATTCAAAAGTTAAGAGATGCATATGCATTAAATAACATTTACCAAACGGAAGCATTACAAATTATTGATGCATTGCAAGCGCAGATTAATGTACTCAATCAATTGTTAGCTCTCGAAATTAAAGATATAGATGGCTAATAAAAAAGAAGTATCTCAGAAGTCGCTTCATGGCCCTGGGATTGATTTAGATTTTAGTACCGCTCCAACAACATGGGGATTCTTACAGTCAGATGCATTCGTGCGTGGACTGATGGGACCTGTTGGCTCTGGTAAATCCTATGCATGTGCAGCAGAGATTATGATGCGAGCAGTTAGACAAAAGCCATCACCTATTGATGGTATTCGTTATACACGATTTGTCATTGTTCGTAACTCATATCCTGAATTAAAAACAACAACGATTAAAACATGGCAAGATTTATTTCCAGAGAATACTTTTGGACCAATGTTATACACTCCACCGATTACTCATCATATCCGTTTGCCATCTCGTGGAGATGCAGCGGGTATTGATTGCGAAGTTATATTTCTAGCATTAGATCAACCTAAAGACGTAAGAAAACTATTATCACTTGAACTTACAGGAGCGTGGGTAAATGAAGCTCGTGAACTTCCTAAGGCAGTTATTGACGGACTTACACATCGTGTGGGTAGATATCCAACACAACGTGATGGCGGACCTACTTGGCATGGTGTGTGGATGGATACTAATCCAATGGATGATGACCACTGGTGGTATCGACTAGCCGAGAAAGAAAAACTCAATGGCAAGTATGCATGGCAATTCTTTAAACAACCTGGTGGTGTGATAGAAGTATCACCTAGTGATCTACCAGAAAATCCAGAAGCTAACGATCATATCTTCTCTGGTGGTCGTTGGTGGAAAATAAACAGTAAAGCTGAAAACGTAGGCAACTTACCAGCTGGTTATTACATGCAGATGTTAGGCGGTAAAAACTTAGATTGGATTAAGTGTTATGCCGAAGGTAAATATACATATGTACAAGAAGGTCGTCCTGTATGGCCAGAGTATGATGATAGTATGATGTCAGGTGAAGTAGAATACGATCCTGAACATGCATTACAAGTCGGCCTTGACTTTGGTTTAACGCCAGCCGCAGTGGTAGGGCAACGATTACCTAATGGAAGATGGATTATATTAGATGAGATTGTTACATTTGATATGGGTCTTGAAAGATTTGGTCAGCAGTTATTAGCAGAACTAAATGCTCGTTATCCTAAAGCACAGATTATGATGTGGGGAGATCCAGCGGGTATGCAACGAGATGCAATTTATGAAGTTACTGCGTTTGATTACTTACGTACGTTAGGATTAAGAGCGCAACCTACACCATCCAATGATTTTAAAGTAAGACGAGAAGCAGCTGCTGCACCTATGCAACGATTGATTGCTGGTAAACCAGGACTTATGATTTCAACTAAATGCAAAATGATTCGTAAGTCATTAGCGGGTGGCTACCATTTTAAACGAGTTGCTGTAGGTGCTGGACATGAAAGATTTAAAGATGCACCAAATAAAAACGAACACTCTCACGTAGGTGATGCATTTGGATACTTACTTCTTGGTGGTGGAGAACATAAAAGATTAACTAAGAGTCCATTATCCGCATCAACTATTATTGCTCAAACTATAGCCAAGTCTGACTTTAATGTTTTCGACTGATTACATAGAAATATTCAAACATATGCCACATGTTAAAGGTGGATACTATCTTCCATTTTTACCATCACACTTGGATGAATTAGATTGTATAGAAGTACATAATCAAATTGCTATAGGTGAAAAAGACTTTAAACGCATGATTAATCATCAGGCAGAATGCGGACCAACCATTACTGCATTCATTCATGGTAAGCCAGTAGCTATATTTGGATGCACAATGTTGTGGAAAGGTGTGGCTGAATCATGGTCTTTACTCTCAGAGCAATCTAGGAGATATCCAATAGCCATGACAAAAGCGGGATTAACATTTATTGATATCTGTGAGATATTATTTCACTTGCATAGAGTGCAAATAACTGTTAAAACCTCAGATACTCGTGCTATGTCCTGGGCTAAGGCGTTATATTTTATACCAGAGTGTAATATGTTACGCTATAGTGCAGATAAAGATGATTATACATTAATGAGGAGACAGTGATGGGCGGATTATTAGGCGGAGGTAAGCCAGATACATCAGCAGCTGAAGCGCAAATTAGAGCGCAACAAGCTGAAACAGATAGATTAAGAGCGCAAGCAGAACAAGATAAAGTTAAACTTGCATCAGACTTAGCTGCAAAACGTGTAGCTAGACAACGCGGTGGTGCAAGAGCATTGCTTGCGGAAGAAAGATTAAACCCAGAAACAGGCGTAGCAGATACGCTTGGTACACCAGGAGGATTATAATATGGGCGGAGGATCAAGACCATCAGCACCACCACCAGAGCCACCAAAGCCAGTGGATGTTGCACCAGCAAGAACAGCAGCAGAAACAACAGCAGCTTATAAAAAAGCTAGACGCGGTAGATCATCTGGACTTATGGCATCTACAACACCAGATACACTTGGTACAGATACTACACTAGGAGCATCATAGTATGTCTGGTATGGTAGGAAAAAAAGAATATAGCATTGCTCCAGAAGCAAAAGCTAACTTAACACCTACAGAAGAAAAGAAATTTCAGCAAGATGTAAAAAGTAGTGATTGGTATAAAGAATATAAACAAAACTATGGTGAAGATCCTGACTTAAATAGTAAAGATTATAACTATAGAGCTGCATGGAAATCTGGAGTTAAGCCAGAAAAATATGCGCCAGATGATAATAAATACCATTGGCCAAGTGAAACTCCTAAAGGAGAAAGTTTAAAAGCATTAAATCATCCTACTGGATGGATGGAAGATTATATGCAATTAACTGGTAAAGATCCACATGAAGGTAAAGGTATGACAGAAGATCAATCTAAAAAAATGAAACAGTTTTTAATACAACGCTATGGTAAAGGAAAGTAAATGAAAAAAGATAAGATGCAAGCTAAAGTACATAAAGTTATGAAAGAATGGAAAGAAGGTACACTTCATTCTGGTAAAGGCGGTAAAGTAGTTAAGTCACAAAAGCAAGCAGTAGCTATTGCTATGAGCGAAGCTGGAATGGCTAAAAAGAAATGAAGGCTGGATTATATGCCAACATTCATGCCAAGAGTGAACGTATATCATCTGGCTCTAAAGAAAAGATGCGCAAACCTGGATCTCCTGGTGCGCCTACAGATGATGCATTTATTAAAGCTGCTAAAACAGCAATGAAACCTAGGAAGAAATAACATGGAAGATAGATCATGTCCGTTACCTACGCATGATATTGAGGTTAATTTAAAAAACCGCAATTATGCATTTGAACATTATGGTTATGGTCCAGCTAATCCAAAAGAACCTAATAAAATTTTTTGGCTTAAAAAAGCTATTATGTATAACAATACAGAAGAAGAAGCAAAGACAATGCGATGTGGCAATTGCTCTGCTTTTATTCAGACAAGTGCTATGCTTGAATGTATTAAGCAAGGATTAGAAAAATCTGCCGATATGGAAGGTGGCTATGATGAAGAAATGATTGCATCAGCCAATTTAGGCTTTTGCGAATTATTTTCTTTTAAGTGTGCAGCAGAACGCACATGTGATGCATGGCTAGTAGGTGGTCCAATGGATGATGCACGTTATGCAGAGGTAGACGATTTAGAGATGTATGATAATAGTGAGCAAGACTAATGGCTATTAATATATCTAGAGAATCAGACACTACAAAATCTAGGCATGTTAATCCAGCTTATGTAGATAAAGATGGCATAAGTTATATTGCTGGATCTGATAGACCATTTC